GGTATTGGAAGTACTTTGCTCCGTATTTTATGTGAGCTGGAAGGAGCGTAATAGCCACGGGGGCTTAGTTTAAATTATTAAGAGATACACTTAATAGTAGCCATGCTTTCTTATAAGCCCGTCACCCAATCGCAGTTCTGGATTCAGGCATCACCTTTCCAGCACTACTTCACAAACTTTAGCGGAATCAGAGACACTGCCGGAACTTCGCAATACGCTGATGGCGTAAGAGGCCGGATCTTTAACCTCAGAGGCCCCCGCACCCTCTCCGAAGTCACACTATCTGCGCCCTTCGACCCCGAAAAGCACGCCGACATCGTCGATTTTTGGAAATCCTACGGTTGCGAATTTGTGACCCTGACAGTCACCCCGGTTTCTTGCGGAGAAGACCCGCAGCCCATCGGACAACGCACCATCACCATTCCTGACGCTCAGATGACAAGTCTGAACTTCGGCGTAGCCGATCGGACTTCCTCCAACCCAGCGACTATCGAAATCGTGTTTGTAATGGACACGTTTACCTACAACTGATTTAGTCTACTTCTCGCCGCGCAAATAGTGTCCTTACCGAATCTGTTCTTCACGGGGTGCTTTGAGCCACTAACACCGGCTCAGCAGGTTGCAGTGGAAAATGTTATAGGCGGGGGTGAGGTTGTTGACAAGTCTTGTCATCGACTAGATCTTAATACGTGCGGTATGGATGTCTCCGAGCTCATAAACACCTATGAGTTTTTCTCTAATGAGAAAGGACTGTATAAAACTTGGGGTGGGATCAAGTTTCCTTGGGAAATATCTCCATCCACTCCAGGTTTGGATGCTTCAAACACCGATGATAGGTGGTCTGCCGGAATATACAAGTCTTCGATCTCCTATCCCACAGGATCTAAAATCCTACATATAGAGGACGACGGGTACGTCTTAGGGGTGTATGAAGCGAACAAAAACACAACCTCCACGAGTTTTGACCCCGACGATTGGGACAAAATTTGTGAGGTGAGGTCAAGTACGCCGGTGGGGGTACAATCTCTTGAGACTTTAAAAAGTCTATATAAGCAATACTCGTTAGATCAGTATAAAACTTCCTGGGGAGAATCGGATAGTTCTTGGGATCTCGCTTTATCAGAGTTATCAGCGGAACTTTGTAGCACAGATTTTAGCAGCGTTAAAGATTTTGAGAACTGCATTGGTAAATCTAACTCTGATCGGTGGAAGTCATACAGAATTAAAAAAGACTACTTTTATAGAGCTGAAGATATAGTTTTAGTAGAGGGAGAGTGCGGAGACTCTTTTTGTTTATGGTTGGCCACTCAAGACATGCCTGCTACCGATGAGGTTTACGCGGAGTATAAAAATTTCAAGTCGGGAATCTATTGGAGTAAAATCTACTGTGTAAATAGCGGGTATAATAAGTGCCTGGAGTACAAAAGAATTAAAGAGCCGGAACTAGCCTACGATGTAGTTCAAATAGGATCTATGGGCCACTACGTAGAAGCCCCGAGGCCCTACTCTATTGGGTATGATAAGCCTCTTTTAAACTCATCTGCTGAGATCAAGCCTCCTCCGGCCACACTGTCCGTTGAGCAAATTAGAGAAATAGAGAGCAGGTGGAGCAATGGCTAATTCAATTTCCTCAAATAAAGGTGGGACGCTCAATTCATCGGGGTTTTCTTCTAGGTCCGCTGCTCCATGCTCTACAAAGAGTAGGAGCGGGGTTCCATTCTCCCGGTTTTTAGGTTAAAATATAGTAGTTAAGACTTGACAAGCAAATTTTATGGAACCACAGGAACTAAAGGAAAATTTTAAAACTCAGCTGGAAAAGCTCCGCCAAGAAATCGAACAACTCCGCAGCGCTCTGGCCCAACGCCAAGAGCTAGCCATCAAGCTCCAAGGAGCGATCGAGGCTATGCAGCTTCAGCTCGGCGAAGAGCCAGGTAGTGAGGAAGCAGAACCCGAAGTCACCCCGACTGAGGTTGTTTCCGACTTCGAGGATGGGGAGGTAGAGGAAGCGCCAACCCCCACCCCAAAGCGCCGGTGATATAGTCCGCAAATAGTTTCCT